ACTGCCATTTGTATTTTGTCCACCGCCAGCACCAACAGTAACAGTTAGTGCCACGCCTGAAGAAACAGTAAATCCAGTGTCAGTTCTAAATCCACCAGCACCTCCACCACCAGCCGTATTACCACCACCACCGCCGCCACCAGCTACGACAAGATATTCAACAGCAATCCCAGCAGCAGCAACTCTGCCCATCAACAATGCTTGTAAGATGCCTGTCATGTCAAATTCGATCCAGAAATGACCCACGATGTGCTGGTAATTTTTACTGCTGTTGCAACACCCCATTGAGTAAGTGTTCTAGTTCCAGTAGCACCATTAGAAGACAAATAAAGAGTATCTGTTGTTAATGCAATACTTACATTGTTTGCAGAGCCATTAATAATGGTAACTGCCGAACCTACCGTAAACGATACGTTTCCATTTGCAGGAATAGTGTAAGTAGCTGCTGCTTGACCAGTTGGGTGATAAATATGTTTACCAGAATCACCAATAACTACGTTGTAACTACCATTCTGACTATTTTGCGGTATGCCCATGTAACCCACAACATTAGCGCTATCGCTAGTGGCATTGGATACTGTGCCTGTAACTGTTCCACTACTTATTGTGACGTTGGTAAGTGTTAAGTTTCCTACTGTTGTTGCTGTTCCACCTAATGCAATGGTGGTATTACCAATAGTGACATTACCAGTAATAGCGCCCGGAGCTTGACTCGTCCAAGCTGATCCTGTTGATGTCAGAACATTTCCTGACGTACCCGGAGCTACAGTTTTGACTGCGCTTGCAGCATTACCAATAATGACATTCTCAGAAGCTAATGTAGTTAGACCTGTTCCACCTTGAGCAGCGGTAAGAGGCGTAGATACGCTACTAATAGTGACATTAGCAAATGTCATGTTATTTAGCGTAGTAACGGTATTACCAAGCTGAACAGCAGTATTGCCTATAGTTATTGGCGTAGCAAAGTTGTTATCTAAATTAGATAACGGAATAGTTGTTGTTGCATTCGCAAAAGTATTTGGCACTGGCATTTTAGAACCTCGTTCTTAGTTCATGTTCAAATTGGAAACCGTTAATAACAATTGGTGTTGATGTGCTATTAATAGTTATACCTAAATATTTACCCCACATCTCAGCGTCAGATTTGTATAAATAATAGCCAGCTCCCGGAGACGTATTAGCAAGCCAACTAATAATTGCATTAACATTATTAGACCACTGTATTTCTTGGCTTGAATTATTTGTCCACTCTATTGCATTTTGAAATTGTATAGCTGGAGACTGCGCCGACTCTGAATCTACATAAGCAGTAAGATTTGTAGGAGAAGAACCTAGCGTTGCCTCTATACCAATCTTCAATGCTTGTTTATCACGAATGGGATCACCCATTGCATCCAATGATGTTTCTAAAATAATATCTACTGCAACAGTATCATCACCATATAGCTCAATAAAATTAGTGCCATTTGTGCCAAAGAATTTAATCTTACCGCCTGTAGCAATAGAAGATATTAGCTTAATATTATTTTGATTAGAAAAAAACCATTTCTTCTCAAAAAATATTGCTTGTATGTAACGATATGTTCCAGAGTCGTTATACCGTATATTAAACGCAGCACATAATATGCTATTTAACAATACTTGACCTGCCGTAACTGTTGCCGTAGAAAAATCTATATTTGGGAACAGCCCGTCAAGTGGATCAGAAATCTTTGATGTAGTAGAGCCAACAAGAGCATATACTCCATATTCGTTCATAAACAAAACAGAACGGAAATAAGGAAATATTGCGTACTGCAAACGTGATCCTACAGAAGCGCTAATGTTTGTATTTGTAAATAATGTAATGCCCGCATCGCTTACGCGAACATCTGAAAATACGTTAATACTATCTTCGCCAAAAATATATAAAAAGTTATTAGCTGAGAGTAGCTGCGTAATATTGCTTCGCAGAGTTGCGTCTGTAATTGTAAATACGCCAGAAGACAAGCTAACAAAATCAGAATATGAACCAGCAGCCGAGTAGCTTACAGAACGCCCTTGCGCTACCCAAGACCGCCCTGAAAATGTTTGTATGCCTGTAACTGGATTACTATTAATAATAGCTTTAGCGGCTGCATTTGAGCCACCACCGCCAGCAATAGTCACACTAATATTAGATGAGTTGGTATAGCCAGTGCCATTGTTGGTCATAATCACTTGGATTACCTGACCACCAGCCAAAATAGCTGTACCAGCAGCGTTTGCACCGCCGCCTCCACTTATAGTTACCGTTGTATTGGAAACATTTGTGTAACCAGTACCGCCATTAGTTACCAATACAGTTACGGTTCCCTTTTTAAATGTAGAAATACCAGCAATTGCTGCCGCATTACTTCCACCACCACCAGATATAGTGATCGTTGGTGACGATGTATAACCAACACCTGCCTCAGTAATCGAAATTCCAGTAACTACATTAGCAGTCAAAATGGCTTCTGCTTGAGCTTGTACGCCACCTGTTTCATTAGGAGCTGAAATAACTACAGAAGGTGTAGTCGTGTAGCCAGTTCCTCCATTAGTAATTCCTATGAATCCAAGGGAACCAATAGAGACAAGGTTAGTACCATCCCAACTGTAAACACCATTATCAGGATCACCGATCAGAACGCGCTCATCTTTAAACTGCGTTATGTTGACCCTTGAGTTTGAAAAAGTACCACTAACAGCAACATTTCCTTTTGTGTTTACTTCAACGTCAACATACTCACAACGACCATCTTCTTGAAATGCAAGTTGATAGTCTTTGTTGTTTATGTTTGCGGAAACCAATGTACTAGCAACATTTGCAAATGTTACTGCCGTATTTTTTTCGCCTGATATAGTTTTAATATTTGCATAACCAATAGGCATGGCATTCTCTAGCCATGAAAACTCACCTTCCTCTAAGGCAGTACGGTTTGCTTTCGTGTTTACGCCACGAAATTGCTTAATTACTTTGTACGACTTTTTTTGTTCAGCCGCAGCCATAATTAAAATGGAGTGCTATAAGGGTTAGGAATACGTCGTGTCATGGTTGTAACCAAAACACTACGAACTTCTTGTGCATATTGTTGTTTGTAAATTTCAGATTCCCCATAACTCTGTTCTTTAAACTTCGCTTTATGAGCAGCAAAGTAAGCTACTGGCGTAGTGTATGGCTCAATAAGAACATCAACCTCGTTAGATGAAACAAGGTCATCAGGCAGCACAACCGTATCCATCTCAAGGGTGTACACCTGATCTGGAACAGGAGAGATAAAAGCTGTCTGCTGTCCATAAACGGTGAATGCTACTGGCCTACCTATATAGTTTTGCCAATAACGTAATTGAGCGTTGAACTGAGTCCACGGCAAATACTGCAAAGGAATGCGACTGTTTCCCCAATAAATGTTGATATTTAAAATATCAATCGTATTTATGCTGTCAGGGAATGATGCGTAAGGTAATTTTTCGCAATTACCAGCATATTGCAGCGTAGCAGTTCCGTCAGTAAATGGTGTTGTTGGGGGATACGCATAATTTGATGCTGGATAAGGAGGTGCTGTAGTTCCTAAAACACCAGCTACAGTTACTTTGTAAATGAAGATGTTTGAAAATACGTAGTCATTTAACGCAACAGTAGCACCAGCAGTCCAAGCAACAGGATTTGCTCCACCCGCTACGGGAGACATTGGAGTTTGTGATACTTGGATTTTTCTTAGACAACCAGTATCCCTAACTGTTTGCTTACGGGCTTCATTGATGTAGTCCGTTAGTTCAGAGTCAGAATAGAAGTTTCCGTTGGCATCATGCAGCAGCCTACGAACTTCCGTGATGTAACCGGATAAAGTTGCCATTTAATTGCCATAATTAAGCGGCTTTTTCGACTTTTCTCCCCACCCCCCGTAAAGGGATAGGTGGGGGTACTTGGTCAATCGCCGGGGATAAGGAGCGATCCTGTACTGGCATAGATTCGGTAATGCTAAATTTTTTAAGAATTTCCAACCCGCTAGGAATGTCATTCTTTGTTTTAGCAAAACCGAGTCTAGCCAAAAAAGGTTCTTTATTTTCAGAACCATAACCAAATATGTGACGGGCAATTTCTATAGGTACTTCAACAGATTCGTCCACAGGGAACGTATATGGTTTATACGCATATTCATCGACAAGCGGTTTTTCCCACTTGTTAGTCACATATACAGTCGTCATAGAGTTACCACATCTCCGTAAACCACAATGTCGCAAGTTCCACCGGATACTGCGGCAGGTATGTTGACGTACAACGAACCAGACGAGTAAACAGTAGTAGCAGCGCCAGCAGCAAGAGTTAAATCTTGAAACTTAGAGGTGCTAGTTACGTTGCTAAGCGTTGTAAGAGACGCAACCGCATTTGAAGTATTACCATCGTTAGACGTAGTAACAGTCACATTTGCGGCTGCAATCGACTTGTTTGCATTAGCTACCGTAATCCTGCGAACAATGTACGAACTTGCGCCCACAATAGAGATTTGGGAAACGGCATTAGCAACTGTACCAACATTAACGGTTGCAGCGTGACCAACGCCAAAGTTACCAAAGCTATCGGGGTACAACGAACCTACATGGTTAGCATTCATGTTGGCTCCTTATGCGTAAGTCTCACTAACCGCTTGACCCTGATTTACTTGGAACAGAGTAATGGTTGGTGTACCAGAAAGGACATTAGCACGAATGTTTACGCCATCAGCGATAAAGTAGCCACCAGTATTATTGGCA